CATCTCTCGTCTCATGTCTCCTGCTTGTCGCTTTGTGCATCCAAAGATGTGTTCTAATTCTTCATCGTTGGCCGAAACCTTTTCGATGATCACATCTTTTATTCTCACAACTTCAATTGCTTCCATTTCTGCCCCTTTCGTGTTATAATTTAAGTAGTAATTTTGTTGAGCGCCTAACTTCGGTCAGGTGCTTTTTGTGTTCTAATTTTCATCCTCTCTGAGCTATGTTAAAAGCATTCAAATCCATTATTTTCATCTTAGTATTGGTAGATGGCTCCCAAGTCATCCAATACTTCGATGCTGCTTCAGCGAATTTCTTTGGTAATAGGTCATAGCGACTGATGTTGAAATGATCCTTGAAATCAATCTCAGCTTGTCTGAAGACTGATTGAGCGAATGCCTTATCTGCATAAGCTGGACTGTCAATTCCACCAAGGCAAGCTACCACTCGAGCCTTACGCTTCTTCAATAGCGACTGAGCATAACTTGGGTGAATCGGTTGTTCATTCTTGAGATAGTCGATATCTTCTAGCATTGTGACTTGTTGTTTCCGAAGTTCTTTTTGCCCAGTAAATAGAGCAATGAAGGCATCTTCATCTAGGTCCTCACGGATAAAACCGCCTTGTCTGCGAATAGCTGGCAACACCTCTGATGTTACCCAGCGCTTGAATTCTTTCGCCTGTGGCAATCTGCTAGATAAGATAAGTGAGTATAAGCCTGACTCATTGATGATGATTGTTTCTTGCGTTCTTCCAAGATTATCTGTGAGGCCCTGTTTTAGGGCGTCATCTTCATCAACGTGAAGGGCGATTGCATTTCTTGCTTTGCTATATCCTAAGATGTCAGCAACATCTTTTCCAACGAACCAAGGCTCGTCATTGATTGTCATAGTACGGACCTCTTGCCCGTGAAAATTAAAAATTTCGTTCATAATATTCCTTTCTAAATTTGGTATAATGAAAATAAAACTATGAGGTGTAACATGAAATTTGAACCAGAACTAGTGAGAGATATTTTGCTAGACATTGAAGAACTACATCAATATCCAGAACCACTTGTTTTCTCTAGTAACTCGAAGTTTAAAAGAGCAAGCAAGTATGAGATAAATGCTTTTGTTTATCACTGTAAGTTACTATCGGAAGCTGATTTTATAAATTGGTCTCCGAACTTTGACGGTTCAAATTCTTTGTATATTGCCTTTGTTCATGGCATAACTTATGAAGGACACCAGTTTCTTGATTCTGTGAGGAGCCCTAAAGTTTGGAGAGAAACAAAGAGTGCTGCTGAAAAAGTAGGTATATTTTCTCTTAACTTTCTATCTCAAACCGCCTCACAAATCATTGCCAATCTTGTAACAAACCAAGAGTTATTTAAGTAAAGTATTTTGAAACGACTGTTTGACAGATACTATATGAGGCGTTTCACGGTTATTTATATAATCAACCTGAATAAGTGTCTCTGGCACTTCATCTGTCTTTGTTTCCCAAATTACCTTGATGCCTTGAAGACCAATATCTTCTACTTGGAAATCAATCCCGTTCAAAATAACTCGTGGAATACTAGAGTCGCTATCTATCTTAATTTCTAAATTTTGAATTGGTAGTAATTTTTTTGATAGGTCACTCATCATCCCTTCTCTCCTTTCTTCTCAGTAATATATGTCACAGTCCTCAGTATTTCATTGAGGGCTGTTCTTTCTAGTTCATTCATAGTCCTCTCCTACAGCACCTAATTTTGATGATTAGGTGTTTTTTGTTGCATAGCACGTTTTCTGATATCTTTCATCAAACAATCAGCTAAGTGAAGCATATTCGGGATTTTGCTTCCTTTGATGCTACTAATAGCTCCTAAAGCTTCATAGTAGGTCTCTGTATGTTCCAAAATATCATCAACCATATTTTCAAAATGTTTCTCAATAATTTCTTTGATGAGATCATTATTTTGTTTCTTTTCGTTCATAGTATTCCTTTCTAAATTTGGTATAATAAAGATAATAAAATTTGCGGAGTATAATTATGACTGAAAAAATTTGTTTTATTGTAACTGCTATTGGTGAATCTGGAACACCTACCAGAGAACGAGCTGACAATGTATATAAGTATCTTATCGCCCCTGTTTGTGAAGAACTTGGTTATAAACCTGTTCGTGTTGACCACGTCAATGCGGTAGATAACATCAACGCTACAATTATCAATTACCTTAAAACTGCTCCTATGGTTATAGCAGATATGACAGACCATAATCCCAACGCATTCTACGAGTTAGGTTTTAGACAGGCGCTTGAACTGCCTCTTGTCCCAATCATAAGAGTAGGAGAAAGACTTCCTTTTGATGTTATGACGACTCGTACCGTTTTCTATGATACAGATGTATCGAAAATTGAAGAATCTAAAGAAAATTTGAAATCTAAAATTCAAAGTTTTGAAAACTTCAAAATGCCTGAGAGTAGTCTTGATAAAAGCGTTACATTAGATGAGCTTGATGATAAACTAACTAAAAAGCTAGACAAAATACTAAATCTTCTTGAAAAAAATCAGTCAAACTATTCTCCCGGAATCATTCGTGGTTTAAATTTAAACGAATCACAATTTGGCTATCAGTCAATTATTCAACAATCTCAAGATAGAATCACTCAGATTCAGAACCAGCTATCATCCCACGAAGATAAGAAATAAGTATTTCCTGCTGCTTTTGAATTTCAGCAATTTCTTCAATCTTTCCGTTTATAAGTATAATTGTCCTCAAAACATCATTGAGGGCATTTTTTTCAATTTCTTTCATACGAACTCCTTTCTTTATTGATATGAGTTTTAAAGTTACCGTTTTGGTGACTTTCTTGGCAAAAAAATATCTTGCAAAGGTTTATCAAAAAAGCTACGCAAGAAAAACATTTCATCCTGAGTAAAAGCACTTTGCCCCTTCTCTTTCTGACGATATGCTGTCTCAGAAATACCAAGTTTTTGTGCCAATTCTTTTTGAGTAATCCCTTTTTCTTTTCTTAGTTGGTAAAGATAAATTTGCACGTTCCTTACCTCCTTTCTAAATTTGGTATAATAGAATAAAAACGATTGGAGAAATAATATGTCATTTGATCTTTCTAAATTAAGCCTAGGCGGTGGCTTCGCAGGAAATTCAAAAGCCTTTCAATGCCCTGTATGTTCTGGTTTCTCTTCCCATTTATGGACTTATAATCCTATTGATATCAATAAAGATTACAATGAATCTATCAAATTTATTATAATTGCACAATGTCAGGCTTGTAATCAATTTTCTATTTGGATAACAAATGAAATCCAAATAACGTATGGCTCCAGAATAGTATTAAACACAAGCAATGCAACGTTGACATTAATTTTCCCAAATGTTGCCGAAGGGGTACCTAAACCTAATAATGATATGCCTGATGATGTGAAAGAAATCTATATTGAAGCTGGCGAAGTTCTAAATATATCGCCTAGAGCTTCTGCAGCTCTATCCCGTCTAGCTATTGAAAAGCTTGTTGCTCATTTAAACGCACAAGGTAAAGATTTAAATACCCAAATTGGAAGTCTTGTCTCTAAAGGAATGCCAATAGAAATCCAACAAATGCTAGACAGTGTTAGAGTGATAGGGAATAATGCCGTACATCCAGGTCAAATAGACATAAAAGATAACAAAGAGTTAGCTTTATCATTGTTAAGTTTTATCAACTTGATTGTAGATAATCGAATCACCCAACCTAAAAAAATTCTAGACATATATAACCTATTACCGGAATCCTACCGAAATTCTATTGAAAGAAGAGACAATTAATCTTTCTCAAAGATTAATACATTTTCTTTGTTCCAATACTGAGTTACAACTCTAACCGGATCATCTTCTGTTCCTTTCCCCCGTTTAAATGTAATTTTTATTAATTCAACAATTTCAACACTTTCCACTTCTTTTCCTCCTTTCGTTTTATTTGCTTATCTCTAAGCTTGATTATATAATATCACCATTTCGGTGACTTGTCAACAGTATTTTAATCAAAAAATAAAAAAAGTTGCGTTTTCGGTGACTTTTTTATATAATCTACTTATAGAATTACTAAATTGAGGTACGGAACATGGATTTGAAAAAATACATTGGAAACCAAATTAAAACTTTTCGAAAATCAGCCGGTTTTACTCAAGATGAACTTGCTAAAAGATTGAATACTACTAAACAAACTATTAGTAGATATGAAAAAGGAGATAGGAAAGCCAATCAAGACATGCTCTTTGAACTTTGCGATATTTTTGGTGTCTCAATAGATGATTTTTTCCCTTCTCAAAACGAGGCTCTTCAATCTCCTATCGTTTCCGCAATCCAAACCATCTACGACGAATTAAAACCTCCAAGACAAGCCAAGGTATTTACTTATGCAGAGGGGCAACTGAATGAGCAGAGGAACGAAGATAAAACGAAGATAAACGAAGTATCAGAGGCCGTTCAGCTATATAGTTACGACTACTACGACCACCCAGCTTCTGCAGGTACAGGCCAGTATTTGAACGATGTACGAGTGGAACGGATTGAGTTGCCAGTAGATATCGATGCCGACTTCGTCATTCCAATCAAAGGGAACTCCATGGAACCTGACTATCACGACGGCGACCTGGTATTCATTCAGACCAGCGTGGACTTGAATGACGGTGTTATCGGAGTGTTTAACTACAACGGTGATGCTTATATCAAGCAGCTTGTTATTGATAAAGACCAAGCTTACTTACACAGTTTAAATCCAGCTTACAAGGATATGCCAATCACACCAGACACAGACTTCCGAATTATCGGTGAAGTCGTGGATTTGTATAGAGGTTAGAGAATGGACCAATTTGAAAAAAATAATCTTGATAAATTGACAGTCTCAACAGATAAAATGAAACAACTAACTATTGAGAATCCAAATCACTTCAAAACCTCTAGACTTGGTCAAAGTATGACCAATTATAGCAATCAATTAGAACGTGAAATACAAGGAAAGCGTCGTAGAAATAGAGTATTCCCTTACGGCACACTTGTCTATGTTGATTTTGGGATAAACTTTGGATCAGAATTCTCTGCGCCACATTATGCAATTACGCTTACCAAAGAAGACAAAAAGAATAGAAATACTATCACGGTTATCCCTCTAACATCCAAGCCTGGATACGATAATTTACCACTAGAGTTTAACCTAGCTGAAGGACTTGGCTTACTAACTACACACCTAATCAAAGCTGCTGAAGATAAGGTTGAAAATGAACTGGTATCACATTTTGGAGAATATGATGATTTTGATGAACTTATCGCAAAATTGGATAAAGAAGTTCGATTAGAAGAGAAAGAACGTGCAATAAACCTTGTTCAAAAACTTACAGATAACGTTGCATTGGCTGGTGAACGTCTTGAAAAATATGTATCTGACCTAGATAAAACAACCTATGCGAAATTAGATTCAATTACAACTATTGACAAAGTGAAGATTTTTAAGAAAATCAATCCTCTAGATGGAATTGGGGTTGCACAAATACTTGAACCACAAATGAAAATTTTAAGCGATGAAATCAAAGCGCGCTATCTTATTTGACAAAATGAAATATATTTGATAATATATAGTTACCAACCTAGGAGAAATCCTAGTGCAAATAATCTGGTTGGCACAAGCTGCCACGCAGAAACGGTAACTATAAATTTAGTTACCGTTTTTTGTTGAATAAAAAACAAAAAAATCCCCACACTCTCGGTCGGCAAACTTCTGAGTGTGAGGATATCCATGTATAGTAAAAGGCATTAAATGGCCCGTTTTACTATACCCATTTTATCAAGAAATGAGGTGAAAAGCAAATGTGGATGGAAGAACTTTCCAACGGAAAATTTAAATTTTTTGAACGGTATAAGGATCCATATACTGAGAAATTAAAAAAAGTATCAGTCACAATGGAAAAGAAAACCCCTCAAGCTAAAAATCAAGCTGCCATCTTGCTGCAAGAAAAGATAAAGAAAAAAATCAGCACAAAACAAGTAGAAAGCATTACATTTGAAGAGATCTATAACCTTTTTTACAGTTCTTGGTCTAAAACAGTCAAAGCATCTACTAAGCACAATTATACTTTTGTTGATGCGACTATGAAAAAAGAAATACCATCTAACACTTTACTAGCTAATATTGATAGACGGTATATCCAGAGTAAGATTGAAAATATTATTGATAGCAAAGGATATCATACAGCTTATAGAGTCCGCAGCAGACTCAAAAGTATCTTCGATTATGCAGTTCAATACTCTTATATTGAAAATAATGAGGTTAATTACACGGTTATTCCTAAAAAACCGGAAACTTTAGAAGATATTGAAAAAAAGCGCAACAAGTTTTTGACTATGGATGAAATCAAAGCATTAGTAGATTCGCTAAATAATCGACCGTATCAACAAAAATATGCTGATATGGTCACGGTTCTGGCGCTTACTGGAATGAGGTATGGAGAGTTGACGGCATTACAACTTAAAAATATAGACTTTGAAAATAATAAGATTGAAATTACAGGTAATTTTGACTCAATCAACAAAATAAAAACATTGCCGAAAACAGCAAAATCCATTAGAACAATACTGGTGTCAGATGCAGTTATAAAGGCTATACAACGTCAAGTGGCTCGACTCACTGAACGTTATCAACCACTAAAAGATGATGATTATATCTTTTGCTTAGAGGTTTGGAATAGCCCAATAACGTTACCATCTTTCATTCGAATTATTAAAAAATACGGCGCAAAAGCTGGAATAGAAAAAAATCTTTCAAGCCATATTTTTAGACATTCTCATATTTCCTATTTAGCAGAAGCTGGACTTCCTATTAAGTCAATCATGGATCGTGTAGGCCACGCCAACGCAAAAATGACACTCGAGATTTATTCTCATACGACAAAAGATATGGAAGATAAGCTTGTAAAAACTTTAGATAATGTTTTTTAATTCTGCCCCTTGCCTGCCCCTTTTCTACACAAAGGCATAACAAAACCCCTTGAGAGCATTGATATTTCAAGGGGTTGTATTTATTTATTAGAATCCATCTACGTTTGTATAGATTTTTTGTACGTCTTCGTCGTCTTCAAGTACGCTGTATAGTTTTTCAAATGTTTCCAAATCTTCACCTGACAACTCAACTTCTGATTGAGGAATCATTTCCAATTCAGTTACTTGGAATTCTTCGATACCAGATTCACGCAAAGCCACAATAGCCTTGTGAAGGTCAGTTGGAGCTGTGTAAACAGTGATTGTTCCTTCTTCTGCTTCTACATCATCTACATCGACATCTGCTTCAAGCAAGAGTTCAAAGATAGCATCAGCGTCGTCACCAGCAAATACGATGACACCTTTGTTGTCAAAGAGGTAAGATACCGAACCTGAAGCTCCCATGTTTCCACCATTTTTACCAAATGCAGCACGTACATTGGCAGCTGTACGGTTGACGTTTGAAGTCAAGGTATCAACGATCAACATTGAACCATTTGGCCCGAAACCTTCGTAACGTCCTTCTGTAAAGGTTTCGTCTGTATTTCCTTTTGCTTTATCGATAGCCTTATCAATAACGTGTTTTGGCACCTGCGCTTGTTTGGCACGGTCGATAACGAATTTCAAAGCAGTGTTTAGTTCTGGGTCTGGTTCACCTTTTTTAGCTGCTACATAGATTTCTACACCAAATTTTGCATATACTTTAGAGTTAGCTCCATCTTTAG